TTTGCTAGTTTATCTGCAGTAACAGCATCGTCTGCAATCATATCAGTAGCAACTTGTACTTCACCAATAGTTCCAGCAGAAGCTGCTCCCAAAACTCTATTTGCAGTTGTAGTGTCTTGCATTTTTGCAAAAGTCACAGCATCATCTGCAATTTGTGCAGTTGCAATTGTGCCTGTTAAATTTGCAGCAGCAACAGTTCCACCTAAAGTATCTAAAGAAATTTCATTTAGGTTAGTTCCATCTGAATATGCTGCATAAATTTTTGCTTGGTCTAAAGTAAATCCTGTTCCTGATGCAGTTTTAATTGTAAGGTTAGTTGGATTTGTTAATCCTGTTGCATCGAATATATAAAATTTTTCTATTGAATCTGGAATAGTACAAACTGTGCTTGCAGCAATTGTTGCAGTAGCAAATTTTATTACTAAATTCCTTGCATTTGATAAAGCACCATCAGACATAACAAGATTTATAGTTCCACCACTTGAAAGTGTTACTTGTTCAAAACCTGCAACGGCTTGTTGTACTAAATTTAAATTTGTGTTTGTTTTATCTCCCCATGTACCAGCGTTTTCACCGGTAGCCATAAGTTCTAGTTTTAGATCACTTGAGTAAGTTGATGCCATAAAAAATTCTCCTTAATTACTTTCTATTTTACATGAACTAAGCTGCCAAATCAACCTCTGTCCAAGTATTTGATACTCCTAAGTCTATTTCAGACCACGCAGTAATATTAACGCTACCTACAGAAGAAGTCAATAACTGACCTGTAGGTATGACTAATCCATCCCCCGTAATTCCTTCTTCTCCTAAACTCGAGGTAATAGAAACTCCTGTTACGCCTACTATTTGAGCTGGCACTTCACTAGGAGTGCCTAAGCTTGAAGTTAGAGATTGTCCCGTGGCTGGTTCTATTGTACTCTGCTCAAGTGTTTGAGTTCCTAAACTTAATGCCATAGAAGGTGATGTCACAGGAACATCTAGGAATAAACCTGCAATTGCATTACCTATCGAAGTGCTTATCGATTGGCCACTAATAGATTCGTTTGTTGTTTGCTCTAATGAAAAAGATCCCAAAGATGAGTTGACTGTATGTTCTGCTACAGTAATTGATAAATCAGCGTCTGCAAGTGTTGAATAAACTCCTAAAGTAGTTGAAATGGATTGCCCAGTTACAGAAATCGTTACATCAGTAAATGCTGTTTCCGAACCGATTGCAGAAGTTAATGCTAAACCCGCTGAATTAATGGCTGAATAATTTACACCCCAACCTAAGTTTCCATAAGTATCTCTACCCCAACCTTCACCGATTAAGAAAGTTGGATCAACTGTGGAAGCTCCCACTGACGTTGTAGCAGCAATACCAGTTACAGGCACCCCTATATCAATTACTTCATCCCCAATTGCTGTGGTTAAAGATAAACCTGTAGCATTAAATAAGAAAGAAATACCTGCTGTCCCTGATCCGACTGTAGATGTTAGTGCAGTTCCGGTTACTCCCACATCTGCGTCAGCTTGAAGAGTAACACTCGCAACGGACGAAGTTAGACTAATTCCTGTTACGGGAACCGTTGGTGCATTTAGTTCACCCCATTGGTTTTCACCCCAAGAATCTCCACCCCATCCAACTTCTATCACTCCAACAGCAGTAACACTACCAATTGCCGTAGTTAATGTTTGACCACTAATCATAGCATCCGGTGCAGCATCAGCTACTCCTATGCTTGATGATAAAGTTAGTCCTGTAGCTGCAATAGTTTGATCGATTGATACTACATTAGATCCAATTGATGATGTTAATGACTGACCAGTTACAGCTCCTGAAAAAGCAGTTGATGCAGTTACGTTTCCAATACTCGAAGTGAGGGCTGATCCAGTAACAAGGTTACCAATTTGGCCCCATTCACTAAATCCCCAAGTGTTAGCACCCCATCCATTATTTAAAAGATCGATTGATGTATCACCAACTGAAAGTGTGGCTGTTGAACCTGTTACAGGTTCGATTGTGTTTAATTCTATTGAGTTATTGCCAAGACTTGAGGTAACACTTACTCCAGATACTAACTGTGTAAAATCGTTCTGTGCTCCGTAATTACCAGCTGACCATGTAAGTGAACCCCAAGTGTTTGACATAAAAACATTCTACTCCTTATGCTAATCTTAATATAGCAGCAGATGTTGTGAACGCAGGGAACTGGATTGTAAATGTTCCAGACGTTGCAGTTTTATCTCCACCAAAATCTAACACCGCTACTGCATCAGTGGTGCCTGAACCACCGTCAGTTGTTGTGTTGTAAATTAAAGCTCCTCTTGCAGTAAGGGTTACCCCCACAAATGATAAGTCAGCAAAATCAGTAATAGCTACTGAAGATGAAACTTTAACACCTTGGTTTACTAATGCTTTTCCTCCTGCAGAATAACCTGATGAAGATACTTCATTGGTTGTTGCATAATTAGTAGTTGATTTTCCTAAAGTTGCAGAACTTGTAAACATAGCTAACTTGTAAGTGTCAGATGATGTATCAAAGTCATGCTTTGCTTGTAGCAATTGTTTCTTAAAAGAATCACATATTGCGTTTGTTGTTATTGCCATAATTGGCCTCCTTTTTAATTTGTGTTAGGAGTAGGACTTGGAATTTTTATTCTTGGAACTCCATCATCGTACTCAGCTCGTCTTCTTCTACCCATTTGTTGTAGGGCAAAATTCTGTACTTCTTCATTATACTTACTTTCATAGAGCTTGTACATATCCATGGGTCCTTTTAAAAATCTAAAACATTCAGCTAACACACCATGAAGTAACATCGATTCTTGATATTTAGCTAAATATGTTTGATTTGATGATGTAAATTCTGGCGGGTCCTGTATATAATTTATTTGAATTGTATCAGCAGCGGCAGGTACAGGTGCTACAATAATATTAAGTTCATCCCAATTAGCAAAATATCTAGGAGTTCCTTGTGCTCCAGTTCCATTAAATTCCGATATAAAACTAGTATCTCTTTTTTCTAAAAAGCTTCTATTTCCACTACTATCTAAGCGTTCAACAGATCTTAAAATTAACGCATCTGATGGCATAGAAACTGCACGATTTCCTGCAGTAAAATTAGAATTTGCATATTTTCTAAGATCATCATAATCTACTTTACCGGCTACATCTAATTCAACATTTCTAATAAATTCCTGTATTTGTGAATCAGATAAAACAGTGCTACTGACCTCTGTATAGTTTCTTACTTGTGTTAAAAAATTTGCATGTGTAATAGCCATTATGTAATATTTACCTCTACCTTTCCTATTGTGGATAACAATTCTCTTCTTCTATTTTGTAATGAGGGATCTTCTGGTATCATACTATGTAAAATTGAAGTTACTTGAACACCATCAATGACTCTTGTAATTATAATATCTTGAGTTTTAAATGCAAATTCACCAGGTAAGGTTAAATTAGCTACACCAACCATTGCGCCACCTGAATTAGTAATAGTCACATCACTTGTATTTGTATTAATAAAAGGCTGGATTGGTTGTTGAAATTTTTGGTTTCTTGAATTTTGTAAAGCTATTGCATCAGCAGTATTATGTTTCCTTCTAATCTGTGGGTGTTTTGGTTCAAATTCAGAGATATGTACCAAAGAACCATTCCATTCTTTTACCATTTCTGTATATGGAAAAGCCATTCCTGATCTATCTGATATAGCTTGAGATCTTTTTCCTGTTGCGTATTTAGCCATTATATGCCTGTCGGGTAAAATGATTGTGGTGTAATATATGTAGAAGTTCTTTGACCATCTTCATCTAGGGCTCTTTTTAGTTGATCTTCATATATTAATTTATTTTGTTGGACTAGCTGTGGTGAATTTTTCATAGCAAGATAGTAAGCTAATCCTGACACCATACATGGTAAAAACCTAAAAACCACATCTGCCTCATTTGTATATACACCTGCGTCTTCGATTCTTTTAATTACGTAATATTTTAAAGTTGTGTAAGTATTTAAATCTGGTGCTTGATATAAATAAATTTTTGGAGTTGTCTCTCTTTCAACAAAATATTGAGAAGGTTGTCCCAATGCTAATTTATTTGGTAGAGCAGCATAAGCAGATCTATCTATTTTTGTAAGAGAAACATCTTGTGTATTAGCATTATTTGATGAAGCAGCGGTTGAAGATACAAATGCCTCGAGTACGTCACTGACGTTTGATTGTACGCTATATTCAGCCTGTCCTGAAACCAAAGAATTTTCATGTAAATCTACTTTCCATAAATGAATTCCTCTATTGGCCCATTCAGCAAATAAAAGATTTAAACTTATTCTTGCAGATCTTAAACTATGCCCACTTGTTGTGGTCAATCCACATCTTTCATAAGCTTCTTGAATTATTTCCTCTATTGATAAATCAAAACTAGTCGTTCCTGAAGTCGCCATTTTAATCCTTTTTACGGTTGTACAATTTCTTAGATTGTATCACTTTTTGACTAAATTTTGAAGACCTTAGACTTTTTGCTATATAATTTGGCAAGGACACGTTTTTTTTTCTTTTTTTCATCTCTTGCTCCTCTTAATTTACCTTCTACTTGTTTTTTAATTTGTGATCTTCCAATGGGCATGTTTACTCCTTAAATATATAATATAATACTTTTATGTTTAAATCTACAACCTAATTTGACTATCATTTCTTCCGATTTGTCCTATTGGCTTAATATTCATAGCAATAGAATATCTATCTTGATCTCCAAAATAATAAAATATTCTGTGTTTTAAATAACTAGGAAAAACAATTAAATCGCCCTTTTTTACATTTTGCCTACAATTACTATTAAAAAAGAAATTATCTAAAGGTTCTTTGTTTATATCCCATGGTAAAATTTGTGGTCTTACAAATTCTATTTTAATATCGTCTTCTATTGTTCCTGATGGATAGTAAACAGCACTTAACCAATAGTTAGCATGGGAATGTGTTTCTGAAAAACCTTTAGATTTAACTAAGGTTGACCAACTATTTTGTATTTCAAAATCGGTGTTTATACCCATATCTTTTAAACCATCTTTTATTATATTATTAAATTTTTCTTTTATCAAATCACCGTATGTTAATGTTGGAAAAATATTTTTATTTTTAGATATTAAAGATTTTGTTACGTTTTGTATATTAATATCATCATCACAAAACTCATATTGTAATTTTTTTAAGTCTTTCAAAATTTGCTCATCATTTAATTGAAGATCCTCAAAGTATAAAAACCATTCAGAAAAAGGAATAGTAATCATACAAGATCAACTGCCTTACCTGTAATTGGTTTGTATTTTGTTTTACCTTCTTCTCTGTAAGCTCTCATAAATTGTGCTCTTGGTTGAAATGGTATGTAGCTTGCATGTATCCATCCTGAGTTAGGTTCTCCAGGCGTGTAGTATTCGAGTATTAGCTGATCTGTTTCACAGTTCATCTTTACCCAATCGGCAACCTCTGCATTATCTACACCTATTACTTCGAAATCAACGGCCTCAGCTTTTGAATGTTGGCTAGTCAAACTCGATCCGATGGCTACACACAACTCTGGACTACGGAACCCGCTAGTCACCTTAACTCTGCCAAAATGATCTCGTACAGGCTGTAAAATTTTTTCACAAAGTGTTTTTAATTTATCTATTTGATCTGCATTGGGCTCATTATCGATACCCTTACGTATTGCAGTATCTGATTTGGTTAACTCTTGAAGCGAAAAATTTCGTGTAAGTTTCATTAGTTATACCCTATATTTTTCTTTTATTGCACCAACTAAAATTTTTTTGTTATAACAATTAAGTGATTTGTGTTTTAATCTTGAGTCAAAAATAACAAGCAGACCTTTTTCTGGAGAAATTACATCATTTTCAAAAAAAGTATTTCCAATAGCATCATTCAGATATAGAATAAAACTATATTCTTCTGTCTTAAAATGATCATGTTCTTCTTGGGCTCCATTTTGATAATATTCAATATAGTGTATATGAAAGATATCTTTATAAAAATCATGTCCATTTAAAATTTGTTTTTTTAAAGAATCATCAAATAAATTGACAATATTTGGAGTTTGAAAACCATTTTTAGTTGCGGTTTCGTGAGAAGTGTCAAAAAATTTATTTTTATTTTTATTAATTATATTTATAATATTATTTACTATTTTATTTTCAATTTTGTTTTTAGATAACATAAATTTATTTATTTTAATATTAACTTTTTAATAGATAAAGATCCATCTATATTTACTTCTAATTCTGCTTCAGATCTCACACATGCATATCTTATATTATGAGATACACCACGTCTAGCTTTACGAGCCCCCTCTAGACATGCTTTTAAT